TTGCCTCAATTGTTCAGGACTTTGTCCCTCTATCATTCGCTGGAGAAAGTTATTCATTCCTCCGGAAAGCGCTTGAAGATTTTGTTGGAGCTGTTCAAACCCTTTAGAACTGATTTGTGACTCTCCCAAGGATTTTGATACTTGATCAAGTGATTGATCAAAGGCTAGCACAGACTCCTTAACCATACCAAATTCAGGAATTCCTTCAGGAAGTGTAATTCTCCTTAGACTTTCAGAGTATCCGCCAAAACTAGAAACTAAATCCCCGAATATACGTGTAAGAGCTGCAGGATCTTGATCAGGCATTCTAAACTCTGTGAACACCTGAAGCTTGTCTTTCATTGATGACATAACATTTGTGAAGCCCCTACTATAAGATGTCAGAGAAGTTTTCATTTGGTTTATTGGAGTTGAAATCTCAACACCAGCTATTCTTTGTGCTGCGGCCACCCCACTTCGTTCAATTTCTTGGCCTGCGTCTACTAAAGCTTGACCTGTTACCTGTGCACCCTGCTGTATTGTGGCTGCTCCATTTTGAATCTTTTCACCCACTGAATTCAAATCAAACGTAACTTTCCCATAAGTCATACCAAAGGCACGCAATGTAGTCTCTTTTGGCGCTGGCTTAGATGTCTCTGCAATATAGGGTAAAGTACCTAGACTTCTGGTTGCACGTACCACCTCTTCAAGCATATTAACATTATTTGCGGCTGCTCCGGATAATTTTGTTTGAGCTGATTCAAGAGTTTCTGAAACAGATACGGCTGCTTGCCTCACAGATACGGCTGCTTGCCTCAATTGTTCAGGACTTTGTCCCTCTATCATTCGCTGGAGAAAGTTATTCATTCCTCCGGAAAGCGCTTGAAGATTTTGTTGGAGCTGTTCAAACCCTCCCTCTGAAAGGGATTTTGATACTTGATCAAGTGATTGATCAAAGGCTAGCACAGACTCCTTAACCATATTTATATCAAGGGCACGTGCTGAGGTTTCTTCTGACGCTAGCTTATATGTACCACTAGATGTCTCTGCAATATTAGGTATAGAAACAGTACCCTTCAACTTGTCCATTAAGTCAAAGACTTCACCTGGACCATTCCCTATCTTGCCTTTCTTAAGAGCAAATGCAATCTCACGCAACTGTTTACCTACATCGATCGCGAATTTTTCCACTGATTTATCTATAATACTCAATTCCTTTAATTGATCCTCAGCTTGTTTGAGATTATTTCTAATATTTTTTTCGATTGACTCATTAAAAGTAGCTATTGCTTCTAACTGATTTTTAGCTGCTTCCTGTGTTCCTTGATAACTCTTTAGAGCAAACATCAACTCAGGACTTTTGATAGATAACTTTTGAAGAGCTGTTTCCATTCCTTGCTCATCAAGTGTAAGTTCACCCTTCTTTCCAAATATCTCTTTCATAAACCGAACAAGTTCACCTGTCCGTATCTCTTGATCTAATTCTTTAGATCGTTCAGCTTCAGCTTCAAGTTTAGCCTTCCTCACATCTGCTACTTTCTTTGACCATTCAATCTCACTCTGAATTTGAGCTTTGCGTCTTTCCTTTTCCGTTTCACTAACACTAGTTAACTTATCAATCTCCTGAATCTGGTTTTGATAATATGTGTCATCAGAAGCTGAAATTTCATCAGACCATTTTAGGTTGTTTTTCAATCGTTTGTCAATATATTTCTCATCTTCCTTTGCAGCTATATCAAATGCACGAGTAACCGCATTGATAAGATTACCCATTGATTGATCAACAGACTTATTCAATTCGTCAATGATCTGACCCATTCGCTCAGCTGCTTTTTCAGGACCTATTTGCAACTCAGGACCACTACCCTGATATGCCTGAGTAACTCTTTCAAACTGTTTTGCGATTCGACTTACATCAAAACCAACTTGTAATCTTTGAAGTTGAACCGCCCACAAATTCGTTTGTTCAGATAACTTCTCTGCATACCCTATTGTGGTTTCCAACAACTTATTAGCGAGATTATAGCCTGAAGACATTTTTCTAGCTGATTCAGCTACTTTGATATTTACTTCAACTACCTTAGAAAGAGCTGAAAGCAATGCTTCAACACGTTTAATAGTACTATCAATGGCACCACGAACATTCTTCTGAATAGCTTCTGCTAACTTTTGAGCTTCGTCAAGTCCTTCCTTCAAACTAGCTTGCAACTCTTTCTTGGTTTCTTCGAGTCGTGAAGTCTCTCCACCGCCTTCACCTCCTTTACCTCCTAAGTCCACAGTAGGAATTCTTTCGGTAGAAACCTGAGACAGTGTCAACTGGCCCGATTTAGCAAGTGAATTTAATGTTTTTATGTATTCTTCCTGATATAACTCTGCAGAATGAAAATTATGACGAAGATCTAATACCCAATCTCGTTGGCCTCTTTCCAATACAGTTAAGCCCGATTGAGATGCTTTTACAATTGCATCAAAACCCGGGATAGATAATCCTTGTTCGATACTTCTTCCGGCATCTTCAGCCCAAAAAGATATTTCAGTAAAGGCACTTGAGAATGCTTCTCTTAAAGGATCGGCCGTTTTATAAAACTCACGTTCCCATTTACCCAAAACAGATTCTGGTGCATATGTAAATGCCCCTTCAAATGCTTTATTAAAATCAACAGCCCAATCAGTCATTACTAATCCCACATCCAACTTGAGTGAGAGGTTCTTATGTCCTCTAATCTTTCCTTCAATTTCCTTGAAACTAGATTCTATATTTTGTTTCATATCAGCGACAGGTTCAGCACCTACAAGCTCAATCTTTTGACGTAGTGTCTCAAATTTATCACGCAAAGCATCAACTAGGTCAGCAACCGATTGTAAATTCCATGCAATACTGGCCCCTTCTTGAATTTTTGTTTGTTCTGCAACAAAAACAGCCAACTCTTTATTAAAAGCATTGACTAACAAGAGAGCTTTTCGCAAATCAGTTACAAGAGGATCACCCAAAACTTTTGCAAGTTGTTGAACCTCTTGTGAACTTTCTTTAGCTAAGAGTGGAAGATATGTAAAAACAAACCTTTCAGGAGTCATCCCTTTGGTCTCAAACACTTCTTCTCTAAAATCCTTCATTGCTCTAGTAAGGTCACCAATATACTTTTTCCCTGAAGCAGTACGTACAAAAGCTTTTGTTATTCTGTCAAGGCTTTCTTCGATAACCCGAGGATCTCCAAAAACACCTTGCTGCATTTCTCTGGAAATTTCTTGAAAGGAACCCTCAATTAAAGGTACAGTCTTTTGTATTTCCCTAGTAAACTTTAATGCAAACTCCTTGCCCACCTTTGAAGGGTCGATCCTCATCATCAAACTCAAAACTCGAGCACCTGTCTGAAATACGGAAGCAGCGCCTTCTGCAATTTGTTCAGCAGCCTTAATACCCACCTTTTGCCACTGAATAACTTCGGGTGTTAGTTTATCCAAAGGAATTTTCGAAATGTTAAGAGTTTTGACTTTTAACATGTTCGGATCGATTTTCATACGTTCAGCATCTGATAAACTTTTGTATACTAACTCACTAATTTCTTTCATTGCTTTATTAATAGCAGGTTTGCTTGACATCACCATAATACTAAAGTCTCTACCAAAATTGCCAAAGTTCATGAAAACTCTTTTAGCAGCTTCCTCACGCGCTTTTACTATTTCAGGTATTGACTGCCGCAATAATACATTTGCCTCCGTAAGTCTCCCAGTATCTACAAGAATCTTAATCTCTGACATGGTACTGCTTTGAACCAACATACTTAATTCACTAAATTTAGCAACCGCATTGTCAATACTATCAGTTTTTACAAAGAAGGTTCGATCTGATGCCATCATCTCATCAAGTGTTTCACCGACTCTCTCAAAGTACGAAATCATTTGAGGTAATGGTGCAGTCATAAAAGCAACACTCTTTTGAAACTCTGCACCCGCCTGACCTACCTCCTCAGCATATTTATCTACTCCTCTGGTGAGTCTTTCCCACCAATTTAATGCTTTATCAAATCCATATGCATAAAGAAGAGTTGTCGCAATTTGTAAAGCAAGTTGTAAAAGATTACCAGTCACAGCTGCAAGGACAGCCCTCAAAGCTGCGAAAGCCTTTGCAGCAGCTCCTAGACCAGCTATTCGAATAGTAGCAAGAGCAGATGCTGTCTCCAAACCTCTCATGCTACTAGTTGCGCTTCTTATAAGTACTACAAAAGCCGAAAAAACTCTTTGGGAGGTTGCACCAAAGTTTTTAATACCACTCCATAAATTCACTAGCCCCGGAAATGCAACTTTGAATACTTCCCCAAGATATCGACCCCATGTCATTGATTTCATTGCCTCTGTTTGTACAGCAACCCCAAATCTTGCCATTTGAGCTTCAAACGCTCGTGCTGCCGGAATAGTTCCTTTTTCGTTTATCCCAACAATTGACTCAGACAGTCGAACCATACTTTCTTCACCAGTTTGAGCTGCTGTCTTTACAGTAGTTACAAATTGATTCCAAGCAGCAGGATCAGACACTACCTGTTGAAACTTAGTGAAATCTCCAATTGATCCCTTACTCACTCCACGAATAACATCTTCAAACTGAGCATATGTACCACTAAGTGAACGTATAGCCTCTACCCCTGAAGTAAGAAAAGTTGCACCCATAAACTGAGGAAACTTAATACCCCCCTTTGCTGCCTCTTTCTGTAACTCAAAAAACTTCTGCCTGAAAGATCCTATACTAAGCTCGCCTGATCTCAACCGCGCAACTGCCTCAGCTGTATCTATTTGTATTTTGAAAGGCCTAGTTGTAAGGATTTGTTGTACAGCACTTACTTGAGAGACTTGATCCAAGTATAAACGCATTTGCCCAATTGGAGCACCAGCCATCACTTGAGTTAAGACTTTTCCAAACTGAGTTACACTTTGAACAGCAACACGCTGCTGTTCTGTCAATGCACCAACATTTCCTGTAAGCGCAACAAATTGTAAGTTAGCCCCCCGTAGAGCAGAAGACAGTCGACCAGTCTCAGGAACTTTCTCAAAGTATTGTCTAGTCAATAAACCCAGTTTTTCAATTGGAGTAGTTGAAGTAAAAGCTGCTCTAGAAAAGTTCATAAAAGCAGCTGAAGTTTCCTGGGTAGTTGCTCTCCAATTTTTGAAGTCTTCAATTGTCTTCTTAATGTTAGGAAAGAAAGGCAAACTCTTTCCCCAAATCTTCAGAACTGCTTGTGCAGACAAGATTAACAAAAAGCTAGATATTAAACTCTTCGCATTGTTAACCTCAAGTCCAAATGTACCAAATACACCACGTGTGGTATCTTCCAGACGAACAAGACTTCCTCCAATTCCTTCTACAGTACCTTTAAAGATTCCAAACACACGTCCCATACCTGAGCGAGCAAAGCCTTCAATCCTATTTACAGCACGAGCGAAGCCGGTAACCATTACATCAGACATTTGCTCGCCTGCACCGAAAGATGTATATTGCAACTGGAAGAGAGCTTGCCCATATTCTCTAGCTTTTAATAAGAGAACTGCATACGCTCTTGATCCAATAATTCCCATAATCTGAGCTTGATTAGCTAAATTTTCTGTTGAGAGCCCTGCCTTTGCAAGTACAGGTTCTAGAATTTTTCCAGCTTCAATAAGATAATCAAACGGCCGAACTTGACGCCCTTGTGTAGCAGCTTCTTGTTCTATTTTTTTAAAAGCTTCAGCTACAACATCACCAGCACCGTGCTGCTGAGCAACTTGCATTAAAGATATTTTAACATCTTGAGTGCGCTGAGCTAAATGAACTAGCATCTGATTTAATGAACGCCCTGCTTTCGATCCCCGCAACATATTATCATTGAGAACACCCAAAGCAGCAGCCAGTTCTTCAAAAGATAACCCTGATAATTTTCCAGTCGTGATCACATATCCCATACCAGTAACCATTTCATTCAATTCCACCAAGTGATCACGAAACGATGCTGACAAAATATCTGTAATACGTGCAAACTTCTCTGTATCAGTCATTGCACCCTGAAGTGAATCACCATATAAATAGTAAGCCCCAGCAACCAATTTGGTAGACTCTGTTGTATCAGCCTCTGACCCAATGATCATACGTAAAGTTGGAACCACAGCCGCTAACGACGTGTTTACGTTTAATCCTGCAGATCCTAATTGATACAACACTTCTCCAACTTCTTGAGTAGAAGCCCCTAGAGATCGCATCATATTATAAAAAGTGGTACGTATTTGAGCCATAAACAAGGTACGGAAAATTTTCTCAATGTGTCTTGCAGACTCAACCCCAACCTGAGCCATTGCACGCAATGCAGGATCTACACCTAATACTGCAAAGTTCAAATCACGAATTGTACGAGTTGCGCGTCTCACCTCAGTATCTAGTTTTCCAAAATTCATTATAACTTGATCCATCTGACCAAACACTGCCCAGAAAATCTGCATAGATAAATACCATCGTGTTTGATAAGCAATCAAGTTCAGGAAACTATCACGAGCACTTCGAATTACACCTGAGAATCTATCCCATACTGTAAGTATCCCCGTAGACATTGACGACATTCTTGAGAGGTCCGATGACATCTTTTCCATGTCTACACGAATCTGAGGGAAGCCGACAAAGCCTCGCAAAGGAGTCATTGCTTGTTCAAGCGCACGACGAATATCAGAAATCTGCGAATAAAATTCTCGTCTGGCAAATCCCGTAGTAAGAGATTCTCTTAAGCGTGGGCCCATAGACTGCATATAATTCAAAAGGCCTCCAACCTGAATATGCAGTTCTTGAGCTTTCGACCGACTCTTGATCATCATATCCAAGAATGTAGTTTCTGCCCCTGCCTTTTGAACCTTATCTATAGCCCGCGCCGTATCAGACAATGTTTGTACCAAGCCAGAAGGCCCCATCATAGCTGGCGTTCCAATACGAGCAGACAATTCGGTAAACTGAGCTCCTACACCCTTCATTTGAGATACATCAGTAAGGAAACGTTCTAACGACTGGCGCATCTCATTAAACTTTGTAGTGTCCTGAGTAATAGCAGGGCCTAACATAATAAGGTCATCAACCATTTGACGGAATGCTGCAGACGGCCCTCCTCGTGCCATTTGCATTAATGTTTCACCAAAAATATTAGCTTGACCGGAAGCCTGAGCGAATTCAGTAACCAACATTCGAGTACGTTCACCAATTCCCTGCAATGTTTGGGTGTATGCTTGAGAAGTGGTTCGCAAGTACTCAGGAACTGGTTCTTCACCAGCACCAAAGAGAGAAATTAAACTAGGCTCAACTAAATCACCTAGGCTACCTAGCCCAGAACGTTTTATTTGATCTCCAGCCTTCTCTGCAGCTGATGCAATTTGTGCAGCACCTTCCTGAACTTGACCTTCTACAATTTGCTGGCCTTTTTCAATTGCTCTTGCAGTACTTACAAACTGCTGAGTAATCACTTGAGGATTAACTGTCCAATCAATCTTAGAGAAAGCTGTAGCAAGTCTTGATAAAAATGAAATCACCTTCTGAGTTTGCGAAGAGATAGGTACTTGTTCTAAAGCTAGAAACAATTTCTCAAGAGCAGCTTTGAATTCAGTGGCTGCACGATTAATATTATTGATAGCAGCATCAAAGTTAATGTCTTGTACACTACGAATTGCACTAGCTAAAGGTGCAATTACTTGTGCAAAGTTTCGTGCACTCTCTATAGCTCCAGCAGGGACTGCAGGACCCATAGGTATCGAGAGAGTAGGAAGTAGTTCAAACATTTTTCTGAAAATCTGAAATGTACCTTCAAAGCTTTGAAACACTGCTTGACTAGAACCAAGTTGTGCTTGTAACGTTGAAAAGGCTTGAGTTAACTTAAGAATATTTTCTGCAGCAAACGCAAACTGATTCAACTGCTTCGCCATTCCAAGGAATGATTTCAAAGGTGCCATAAACTGTTCAGGAACTTGCGTTTGTGCAGCTGCACCTCCCATACCTGTCATAAATGTAGTTAACTGTTGACCAAGACCACCAAAATCAATCTCACGCAAGATTCTTGGAAAGTCGGCTATACCTGCTGCACCTTTAGTGAAATCACTAAGACTCTTGCCAACAGTTCCTAAGACACTCAACTGAGAAACAATTTCTACACCCCATTGAGACCCTACAACTTTTGATTCTCTGAAGGCTGCAGACAATTTCTCTATTAAGGTAATAAAAGCCACAAATCCTTCTTGCACTTGTACACTATCTTGTCTTAACCCAAGGAAAGCTTGACGCACAGCGTCAAGAGAATTAGCAAAGACAGCCATCTTATTGCCAATAATTGAAAAGACTCCACCCAAGCCAACACTAACCTCACCAGCTTGACCAATAATCATTTTGAAAGGCTGAGTAAGAGCTTCACCCCATAACTTGATGAACCCCAAATCACTAATCTGACGAATCTCTTGTAAGCTCATCCCCACTTGACGTAAAGCTTTAGCTACATCAAACAATGTGGTAGGAACCTTCGGCTCTGGAAAGAATTTTGTTTCACGGAAAGTAGAAAGGCCTTCTAGCATTTGCTTCTGAAGTTTCTCAAGACCTTTCTTTTCCTCAATGTTCATTTCACCCATATATTGCGACCATTGAGTAATCCAACTTTGGAAACCCGCTCCAGTCAAAAGACCTGCTTGCTCGAAAAACTGAGACAGAAGCAATCGCATTTGCGGAGTTGCTTTTTCAAAGTACTGTAACATCAACTGAGGTCTGCCACCAAACTTTGCGAAGATACTTTGAAATTCGGTAGACATAGTTTGTAGTAAAACATTAACATTTGATCCTTCCGTTTGCAACTGTTTCTGAAAGTTTCCAAAGAAGGTTCGCGCTCCTGCAGGAACTTTAGCAAATCCTTGATAAAGCCAAGGACCCATCTTCTCACCAAAGGCTTTCGAAAAGATAGCTTCAATCTGTGCCCCTAAATCTTTTAAAGTGATTTGGTCAACAGCTTTCAAACTTCCCCATAAATCCTTTGACAAGTCATTCAATCTTTGAAGACTTTGTTCAGTTACTCTTCCAGACGCAGGGAGTGCACGCAGCACAGAAATTACATTCTCTAATACTCGGCCCATCTTTGCAACGGAGTTTGCAGTCAACTCGAAGGAATAAGGCAATTGTGCCCCACCAGCAGCAGATGCTTGAGCCCAGCCCTGCATCTCCGAAGTGATGACGCTCAAACGTTCTCGCAAGGAACCTAACTCGACAAGGGACTCCTTTACATTTAATTGCATACCTTTGCCTTGACTAATACGATCAAGGCTTGAAGTAATCGTTCTCATTACCTTTAACATGTTCACTTCAAGGCTAGCAGCATCTCGTACATAACCTTCAAAGGGTTTCATTCCTTGTAATGACTTAACAGATTGTCCTACATTCTCAAACAGTCTCCTCACACCTGCTAGCTTAGTTAGCAGACCACCTATATCTGTAAACTGTTCCAAGCCAGGCATCTGAGAAACTTTTGCAATGTCAGCAACCGTACGAGTAGAGATAGGTTTCGAAATAAATTCGGTTAAGCCCTTATAAGCTTGCTCATTAACTTGCTTAATTTCATTACCGCGTGTTTGAATAACATTACGTAACTGATCAAAGAGTGTATCTTCACTACGTATCAATCTTACAAAGCTACGCTCAAAAGGATCTGCCTGATACAAGGCAGCTTGACTTTTAATTGCACCAGCCATTCCAGACGCATACTGTTGAATCAAAGTACGCTGCTTATCAGAGAAGGCTTTAAACTCTACTGTATGAGCTCCTAAACCCTCACCAAAACCTCTAAAAGAAATATCTGCCTCATGCAATGCAGCAGAGGCTCTCTCAAGGGTAGCTACTAGGTTAGCAGCAGCAGTTGGCCTTATCTGTTCAAAGCCTTGCACTATATTCATTATAGCAAGAGTAGTCTTATCACTCTCCAAGAAGAAACGTTCATTAGCTTCAAAGTAAGCACCAAAGAACTGAGGCCCTAAAGTAGTTCCTGGAAGAAGTTTTTCAATAGAACTTGCAAGCGCACCAATACTACCTTTTCCTTCATAACCTAATCGACGCAATTCTTCTCTCAGTCTGATAGACCCCGTTCTCATAATCTCAAAGATCATTTCAGGATCTTTAGCAATAATAGCCGCGAGCATCTTGCCGATGCCACCTCCAATGGCAGCAAGATCCATAGATTGCATTAAGCCTTGACGAAAGCTTGACCCAGCTTCAGCTCCTCGTGTGAGTAAATCACTAGCTTTGAATTCAAACCCCATTAAGCCCTGAGCTGTTCCCATCTTGGGTAATTCCTGGGTGATCAGGCGTATTATCTCACCCAGGCCTTTCCAGAAGGACATCAACTCGGTAAGATCTTGAATTGATTTACTAGACCACGTCTCTTGACGAGCTACAAACTCAATTAAAGAGGCCCCAGCTTGATCATACATAGTACTCAAGAACTGAGTCATTTTACCAAGTTTTTCTTCATCACCTGCCGCTCTCTGCAGGTTACCCATAACAGTACGATCAAGGCCCAAATCAAGCTTCATCTTCTCAGGTGAGATCCCCTTTAGAGGATCAGCGGCTTGTGTAAGAATATTTCTTAACTGATATAAAGGCCCTTGTGCGCCACGTACAAAAGCTTGTAACGCTTGTATTTGAGAGTAGTCAAATCCTGCTTGTTCCAGGATACCACCCATCCGTCTTCCTGTAGGTACTGTTTTAAGAACTGCACTAATATAATTTATTACTTGATTCAACTGACTAGCATACTCAGGACCTACTTGACGTAACTTGGATAAATCACGACGTGCTGGTTGAAGAATAGAATCCGCGAGACTGAATTGAGAAAAACTCTTCAAAGCATCAACACTCATTAATTCAGATGCACGCTGCAATCCTTCTTTCATAGGTGCTCGAATGATTTGTTCAACCACACCTTTTGCTGTTTGCTGAAACTTGAGTGAAGATTCTGGTCTAAACATTTTTTCCAAAAGTACGCGAGGTACATCAGGTGCATTACGAAAAGCTTCCTCAAGAGTAGCTGCATTAACTGGAATCATTTGCTGAAGAAGTTTTTGTACAGGAATTCCTCTCTTCGCAGCTACATTCAAAGCAAACTGAACTTGTGAGGGAAACCGTTCTCCAAGGAACTCTGTAATCCCACGAAACTCTGTAATCCTCTCCAGATTCTCAGGAACGAAGATTTCTCCGAACATCTTCTGAACGATTAAACCAATAGGCTGTTTAAGTCCTGTAACAGACCTTCCCATCTCCTGGGTTGCTTTATAAAGCTCAGAACCAAAAGTTCTGCCTAACTGGGTGAATGAAGCTTTCCCCTTGGAGGCAACTTCACTCATTCTTTGGTAAGGACGTTCGAGAGCAGTAATCGCACCATCAAGTTGAATTGCATATTGAAACAAACGATTAACCGCCGGTAACTGTTCAGTACCTACTTCGCCTACAGCAATTTTTTGCCGTACAGACTCAGCAAGGTTTAAAACGAAAGCAAGTTCTTGTTGTAAACTTTGTGTAACAGGGCCAAATTCCACTCGACGAGCTGTACCCTGCCCAAACTTCATAAGATCTTCTTGGAATCTTTTTAGTACAGAAGAGATACGTCCTGAAGATTTCTGAAGAGCTAAAACAGTAGGTTCATCAAAAAGGCCTTCCCAGCGAAATTGTGCACCAGTTGCAGCAGAACTTTGAACTGTTTCCATTACTCCACGAAGTCGGAAGGCATTCTGTTTGACGACTGAAGCAAAGTTGTTCATTCCTTTTCCGAAACCAACAGACCATACCCCGATCTTTTGATCCGTAACCTGGCGTAACTTATCTAAATTGGTACCAACATTATTATAAAATGCTTGGAGATATTTCGATACTTCTGGGGTAATACCTGTAGGAACAACACCTTCAAAGGTTAACAAGTCTTTGATTCCCATATCACGAGTCAAACCTTTGAAGAGCCCCGCCTGTTTTGAAATTACACTTGTCAGAGCACCTAAAGAGATATTTGCAGCCTGGCCCAAATTGCTAAATGATTTAGTTTCTCGTTCTAAGAATGTAATTGCAAGTTCTGTTAATCGCCCAACGTTTGATTCAGCAGCACCAAGTTCTTCCTTCTGTTTACTTAACTGACGAGCTTGTTCCTTATCTTTCATGAAGGCATCTGCCTCAGCTCTGATGCTTTCAACAACCTCTGCGGGCGCCCCCAAACGTCGAGCCATATTTAAACGCTCGAACACGTTTGCAGTACCAGCTAAGGCGTCCTTCATACTAATCAAAGGTTGTGCTGACTGAGAAACAAGAGCCCTGAATTGAATAGCATCCTGTTGGAGTTTACCGAAGAATTCTGTAGCCATTTCCAAAGGCATATCAAACGTCTGAAGCATTTCAGTCTTCAGTGTAGGTAACAATCGAGAGAATACACCAAATACTTGACGCAACATTTGATCTGTATTACCAGCAAGTCCAAATAATTGAGCCCCCATTGGTAGTTTTCCCAAGCTCTTGTAAGCTTGGGCTAACTGACCCATTATAGTTTCACCTACACCACCAAAAGAAGCTTTTAAGTCAGTAGAAATCTTGCTCGAGAGTTTACTAAAATCTCTTTCCAGAACCCCAACATCTTCACCAGCACGAAGATCAGGAAACTTGATCTTCAAGAAAAGCTCAACTAAACGTTGTGTATCTAACTGCGCCTGCTGTAATGGCGCTCTGAACTTCTCAGCTGCCGGGCCCATTCTATTGAGAATACCTACAGAAGTAAAAAGACTTTCCTCAATACCACTAAACAGTTGAGGTAACTTAGCACTAAAGAATGCCTGAGCCATCTGAGACTGTAACTTTTGAACCATCTCAGGAGGTATAGGTGCACCTGGTTGCTCTTTAATAAATTGAGAGATAGGCTTTACACCTTGATTCACTGCCTGAGTGAAATTGACAGCCCATTGCTCACCGTTCTTACGAGCGGACCGAACAACATCTATACCCCCAAACATTCCTGCAAGATCAGCCGCGAAAACTTTCATTGACCGCTTAGCTACTTCAGGGTCCAGAAAGCCAGTGGTCATAGGTTGAATTTTAGCGAAGGCCTGTTCAAATGCTGGAGGAATTTGACCGATAGCTTTCACTTGTGCAAGAGCAACATCCAAAGGTCCAGTAACAGCACGAGCTCCCAACATTCGACCAGCACCCTGCAATTCTGTTACTGCTTGAAAAGCACGTTCCAAGGTCTCTGGGCGTATTTTCATAAAGGCCTGAGCAATAGCCTCAATGCTAGGCGCTCCCTTAGCATATAGCAAAGTAATTTCTTGAGCGATTACTTGAAGATCTCCTTGTAAACCCACTAAAACCTTTTTAAGTGCTTCGAAGGGTTGAATTGCCTTAGTAGCGGCAGTGGGATCTACAATATCAACCCGAGTTTTAAGAATCGAAGCGTTAAGACGTTCAACTATCTTAGGGATGAGATTTGAGAACTGAGTTGCGCCTCGAGCTAAAAATTGAAACGAATTGTACGCAGTCGTAGAAACAGTTTTAGACAATTCCATTGGCGGCAGCAACTTTTCAAGCGCTCCACGTACACGTTGCAACTCCTGAACACGCGCAGCAGGCATCATTGGTCGAGCCGCAACCTCTCCAAACCCTTTATATAATTGTCTAAGAATATCCAAAGTGATATAGCCAGTTCTCTGAAAACTTTGTCGAGCAGTAATATCAGCTGTGGCCCAAAGTCCATAAGCCCCAGCTAATGAATCAACTTGGCGTTTCAAATCTCGAGGAATTGCAGCAGTCGAAGAGAGTTTCTCTGCACTTGTTGACGCCGACTCTGGAATGCCTGAAATAACTGTGGGGCGGCCAAAAGATTGATAGGTAGACACAATTCGTCTAAGATCTACATAAGTGCTTCGGGCTAACTCACCCCATTTTCCAGTAGCGGCAGCAGTCTTTTCTATCTCATTTGCAGTTTGTTTAAGACTAGTTTGGCCTGCTCGAATTATATTAAAGAATTCTTGTGCACGGTTACCAGTCTCCTGAGCAACCAATCCTTCCTCTTGAAAAGCTGATTCAAGTCGAGTAATAGAAGTTTCCATCCCCGCCCCAGGTGCCCGCGCCATAAATCCTTGAATCCCAACTCCTACTCTTTGTGCTTCAGAAGCCAACTCTCTTGCCGCGGCAGCAAGACCGATTACAATCTGTGAAGTATCTCTTCCAGCAGCCTTAGCTTGTATAAATTCTTCGGTTAACTGACCGACACGAAAGAGAGCTTGAGTGATAACAGGTTCGAAATCTATAAATGAAGTGGCAAGGAATCGAGTTCTCAACAGTGTAGCTAACTCTTGAAAATTCATAAAGAGAGCTTTTGCACCTGCTGACTCAGGCATCAACATTGCTAAATTGGCTCTTAGACTACGTAAACTTGCTTCAAGTTCCTGAGGACCTTTCGCAGTAAAAATATCCATAAAGAGCGCACCCATTGCCTTGCTCTCAGGAATTAAAGACGTAAAAGCTGTTGACATCTGCTGTGCTGGTACAGCAGCTAATTCTGCAAGAGTTCCCCGGAAAGGTTCAAAGTTCTTCTGAAATAAAGTAAGCCACTTTGTAGAACCAAACGTTTTCTCCATCGATGTAGAAAACGAACGCAGCGGATCTTCCCAGTCAGCAAATAATTCAGATACGGGGGTGCCCTTTACCATATCAGTAAAGGAGAACAGCATATCCTGAGCTTGCTGAAATGGCCCAGTTATCATTTCGGTGCGTAGAGATTTCTTCCCTAATAATTTTCCCCTCTGATTTGCCTTTTCCAAGTTTACAACATAACTTCCCAGGACGTCAACCATTGATTGAAGATTAGTACGAGCTTCATTCCATATAGGTATTTGACCCTTTCCGGTCGCAACCATTGCACCTCTAAAGTTAGAAATCTCATCCGCACTATCCGAGAACCGAGATCGAGTCTGTTGTGTTTCTTTATTAATCTTTTCAGTAACAGACCTAACCTGTTTTTCAACCAATTGCAATTCATCAATCCAAGGTTTAATTGACTTACCAGGATCACTAATCTTAAAGTCTAATTTTATACCAGTTGCAGTTTTTTGAATTTCCTGAACACTCTTTTGTACTTGAGTTGCAACTTGTGTAATATTTCCCATTCCAGATAAACTTGTACGAACACCAGCTAACGTATCAGACAGACCTTTAGATGCACCCTGAACTTTTCCTAATGAGGATTCTACAGACGAGAAAACGTTTTCAACTTTTCGGAAGGAGTTTTCGAGGGTTCCTAACACGCGGTTAAGTTCATCAACTTGGCTTTTTATTTGACTTATGTCAAGAGAACCAACAATGCCAAGCTGTTCCATTACTTGACTACCTTTATAAAACTCCTCATATCAGGAGGAATTTTACCGAGATCCTCTTCACCTATATTCGAAAGATCTACAGTATCCTTATTAAACGAAGAGCTACTTGAGCCTGACGATTTGCCCTCTCCGAAGATCATACCTAAAGCATGAACTACAGAGAGTTCAAACTGAAACTTCTTATCGGCCTCAAGTAGCCCGGTAGTTTCTCTAAGAATTTCTTCAACGGTTGCTCTAGGCAATCTCAGAATTTCAGAAGGTTGAAATCGCCCATAGAACGTCAAAAAAGTTAACATCTTCGATAACGAATCAATAAGCGATCCACCCTCCTTCTCTAAATTAATTTGAACCTCTTCAAGCTTTTGAGAGGACTCTTCAGGATTTACCTTGGGAAAGGCTAAGTTAAAAACATTAAGTATTTGATCACCAGTAAATTCTGCGTCAACTACAACAGGGGAAAGATCAAGAATTTCAGAAACAGCATCTGAAATCACAGACAAGGGATCTAATGAAGACTGCAGCAGGGAGACCAGATTTAATTCCAACTCCAATGAGACAGGAGTCCTAAACTTATACCACTTCCCTGAAAGGCTCTTCACCCATCGAGTTTTGTACATTCACTAGACAATCTCACTCGAGAGGAGATATTGGCGTCGCAGCTGCAAAAGATCCGGCGTACTTTCTCATTGCATGAAGAATGTAAGGGATTGCGAATCCTAGAACTGAGGTGCCATCAAAGTTTTCGTCTACATCGCTCGCCGGAGTAGCCGTAACAATTGAAACTAGATCGGTAATCAAGGTGGGAGCTTCAGAAGAGAAAAACTGCAATAGAGCAGCCGCATCAATTCGACCAAAAGCCGTTTGGGTGAGATTATACTTGGTGACCGCGGAAGAGACAGTTCTTTTGAGTTCCTCATTCTGAGAGAATTCAGGAAGAGTATTCAGGAAGTCAAGAAAATCATTTGCGTCAAAGGAAGATTTCTTATCCTTACTGTCAGGCATAAGCTTTTTGAAAGCCTGGCCAACAATAGCCAAAACCTTTTTCTCTTTTCCCCAAGATAGAACTGAAGGAATGTCAACGGGATCACCATTAACCTTGGAGAGTGTGAACTTGAGGGGAATAATAAGTTCAGGGATAATCACCTTGGAATCAACCGACGTAGACTCTGTCATTTTCTTTCTCCTCTATTCCTCTAAGGAAATTAGAAAGTAGAAAAACGGGGGCGGTCTTAATGCCGCCCCATCAAGGAGGGTTTCCGATACACCGTCCTGAGACTCGGGTTAACCACCACCCGCACCGGCCTTGGGGCTAGGCGGCTTCACCACGCCGAGGGTACCCTTCGCCCTCTGATTCCCCACATTGGGCTGAGGGGAAATTCCAGGTAGGGCAACTCTGACTTCCTTTGACCCAGAAGTAACCTTGGGTCCCGAAACTCGAGGTTGGGTTTTCACATCCGTGTTTCCATAGTCGATTGCCATTGTTCGCACCTCCCTTCATCGAGAAAGAGCGGAGGTGGAAAGAACCTAAACTCTTTCCACCTCCTGAAAGTGAGGCCCTTTAGCTACACTGACTTGCGCAGGTGTTAGCCGCCTTGGTGATCGTGACCTCAAACAGCTGTTTACCAGGTACGAGAAGGTTACCCTCCCAGTCCACAATCTGCTTGAGGCAAGGATCGAAGGGCACCATTCCACTGAACTCCATCGGGAAAGCGTGAGGATCATTTCCAAAGTTCATCTCAACCGCACCGGACCCTTGTGCCTTCCAGATCTTGACTGTGATGGTCATCCCCTTCGGCGTTTGGTGAACGAGCTTGATTGCCACCTCCTGGAAGGAGATCTCACCACCGAAACTCAGGGTTTCAGTCATGGTACCATTGTAGGTTGCCACAACCACAGCGCCAGCTACTAGCGCTGAACTGAACTTGACCGAAATCTTCCCCGTTTCATACTCGATTGAGTTCGCAGCTTCTCCGGATCCAGGTACCGCGGTGTCACCAGACAAACCGCCAGATCCATCATCTGTGACCACCAGCGCACCAGCAGCATGCTGAGCGGTAATGGTTACAGAATCTGGGGTGACATAAGGCCACTTGAGAAACAGAGTCATCAGATCGATCGCTCCAGCAGCACAAACGAGCTCGCCGAGTTGACAGCTAGCCATGACTGTCCCCGTTGGTGAGACATCGAAGGTATACTCGACAGCTCCTGTCCCATAATCAACGGTTCCCGTACCAACCGCGAAGCTTTCGTTGCCATCGTCGCTCTCTTCAACTAAGGTACCATCCAAGATCTGAACGGAACCAGGAACAATTGCCAAACCAGCCGCGATGGTGATCGTCCCAACGTAAGGACCTGTCCCAATACCGGTAAGGCTTATGGGCGAGGGCGTCGATCCAACGGCGTCCGACCCAACATCCAGAATTCCCGTACCGAGCGCCTTAGCCAAGTTGGCAAGATTCCATTCAATCGATTCAAACTTGAGAGTTGCAGTTTCCTGGGTCGCGAGCTGATCAACCAACGTTTTGGGAAATCCCTGAAAGATTTCCGTCTTCTCACGAGTTGTCGTCAGAGTTGCTCCTGCATTTACAGCCCCCACATCTGTACTGGGAATACACGCCGTACCGGTAGTACAGAAGGGCGCCATATAGACAACGCAAGGACCAATACTGAACCTGGAAGTGTTGTACTTTGGCAAATTGAATGGCATTGCTAGTTCCTCCCTACTGATTTGTTATCAATTCTCCTTGTGTTACACCAGCAGGGCATTCCAGACGCTCTCGCTTTGAAATTATATACTGGCCTTAACAGATGATTGACCATTTTCACCAGGTTTAGAGCCAACTTCCTTTGGAGTTCCACCCATTAAGACATTCTCGCGGCCACACCGCCGACAAATCACTTTCACCTGTTGAGCCTCGATCACAGTCACAAACAAATCACGCCACTTAATCCTTAATGTAGTTAAGTCCTGTGATAGCACCCCTAACAAGAAAGAGCAGTTTGTACACTTCCAAGGTTTGTCCTTCCATTTTTCATCTTTCCACTTGCTACCCTCATTCATAATGCTCTCCATAAAAGCTCTAAGGGCTCTTCAGCATATTTCATTAAACGTTGCACGCACCTTAATGAATAAGGTAATATACTTTAAATTGTTACGCCCACCTGTTTGAGGAGACCGATTCAAAAGAAACCATACCCTACCTAAAACTTTTCCATCTTGTACACAATCTACCCACTCGTCTGAATTTTCCTCAATACGATTCACTATATCAGAAACATTACTGAAGAAGGGGTTATTAAACCAGAATGTCCATTCCATGTAAAATTCATCGAAAATTTTGCTGTAGGGCGCAGGTACAAAGGCGAAGGTGCATACTGGAACTTGCGATGGAACTTGGTCAGGATCTTCTGCATGATAAACACCACTTAAAACAGACTCATTATCAAAAGACAATATTAAGCCAATAACAGATTTCGCAACAACGTCTAAATTCACTTGTCACCCAAACGCATTTTTGAAAAAATCTTTCTTGACCTGTTGAAACTCCTGACTATCAGAAACACGATTCAACGCTGTATTTATTATGTTCCTTCCTGTAATGAATCGCGTTCCTTCAATTACAAAGCCAGCGTGTACTGCTTCAGAAGGATTAAAGTAAACGTGAACTTCGTCACCGATAAAATCCATTCTCAAACTTCGTCTGAGAGTTCCTGTTTTGGCTCCTACCGCATCTTTGTCACCACCTACACGCCCTGATGTTAAAACGAACAGCTCCTGAAAAATAAGATTACCAATTTGTTCTAATGCAAGCTGTTTTGCCTTTTCAATTTTGTCGAAAGAAAGTTCGGGTCTCTTTATAGTCCTAAATTGGAGGGGCATCTTGTATTACTGCTTGAATCATCCATCTGTTGAGCACGCGCTTGATGTTACGTACTGTAAATATCTTATTATCTATCTTGACCAAATCTCCAACTTCTACATTCTCAAGTCCCAAATGAATCACTGATAATTGTATTACGTCATCAACAGAAATTATACCGGGTTCTTGTTGAGTTCTTACTGCTGCACTTTGTCGAAGAAAAGGGTAATTTACATATACTGGTATTTTGAATAGGAATCTATTTGTAGGTACCTTAACACCATTCGAGTCTACTACAAATACTCTGCCAGTAAAACTTAATTCTTTTGGAGTGATAGTTAACACACGATCAAAACGGTATGAAGAAATTTTCCCTACATCTTCTGAAACTGATTCACCTTCCATTTGCCCTTCAACTTGAACTACGCTATCACCTGAAACTCGAATGAAACCCCAAGGAGAAACATCTATATCGATGAATCGAACACCCACTAAAACTCCATCGAATAGAAACTCAGTACGCTTATAAAAGTATGCATCACTAAGTCCCATTTATCGTGCATCACCCCGTTTTCCAGCTGAAGTTAAAATAAGGGTAATTTCTGGACTAATCATATGCATCACATTTTGATTGAAAAATCGTTGTCGATTCATTCCATCATCAACAGAAAGGAAAGAGAGGATGCCTGAATTGTTAAATAGCAACCCCGCAATCTCGTACAAAGCAAATTTCAAACTTGCAGCCATTGAATCTAATGGACTTGCAGAGAAATCGAATCCCTGCCTGTAATTAATCCTTATATTCTGGAATCCAATAGGCCACTTAGTTATATTATCATCATTGCCACAATAGACTTCTCCTGTCTGACCATTGCATCTAATCTTGGAAACGGTGTAATCTTTCCATTCTTGGTCACTCTCATCAAAATACTGTGCGGATGTTATTGAAGTAACTGGAAAATTAGGAAGAAAGATATTAGAAGTGCCTGTGCCATCAAGTACCACAGATCGATCTGCAAGCTCAAGAGGGTAACTGATAATGAATTCGATAAAACCTTGGGCGAGTTCAAGAGATAAATTTGCGCGGGCGGAACCGGTGACAGTATCCTCTAAAGGAGAAATTCCCAGATATGTCGCAAACTCATTTGCATCACCGATCATCAGTCTACCTGCTCAGAACAGAGAAGCAGGTAGGGCCCTACCTGCTTCTCTTCATTGTACACATCTATGAACTTCCCAGACTATCAACTACAGGGTATTGGGCAAGCCATAACCAGCTGCAACGATAGACTGAGAATACGAGGTCCCCATATAAAGGGGCTGAAAATCCCTACGAGCGCGAGAGATCAAATACTTCTGGTCCGTCTTGATCTCCTCGCCCTGTTTCACAGTAAAGCTTGCTCGTTCACCGTGAACCCAACCATCCTTGTACACCAAGAGAACACAAGTATTGTCGTTGTCGACATCCGAAGTGTAAGCCCCTGATGCATTCAGATTCTCAGGAAGGAACTCAGTGATGATGATCGGAATGTTATCAAACCTTCCGAGCTCACCTTTGAGCAGAGTCGCATTGGCGCCGTACTTGTCAAGGGTCAACATCTCTTCAGTGTTGAGCAGATGATTGTACCCATTGATGGATACCAACCACGCCAGCTTGTCGATTCCGACAGCATACCTTCCCATGGTCGCCCTGAGTTTCCTCATCAAGTCAACTGCCGTTGACTTGGTCCACCCTGAGAAGTCAACTGTCCATCCACCACCAAGAGCGTGCACTCGATATCCATTCCATGCGCGAACAGAATCGTTCGCAGCATAAGCTGCCGCGGTATCGATGGTCTCTGCAACGATCTGACCGTTGAGAACAGCAGTCTCGATAGCCTCGGCCATGGACTTCCCGACATCTTCCTTGATGAGATCAATGATGGGGAGGACCATATCCTCGCTGGTTTCCTCCGACACAATGGAATACGCCATCAGCTTCTTTGCATCGAAGGTGATACCGGTACCAGGAGTTGGCCCCTTGCTGGAAGACGGCTTGGTCCCCGCGTCGTCAGTTGACTCCCCAACCAGATAAGTTTTCGTCCTACCCGATTTCGCAGGGATCTTGTACGGGTTGGTAGGCATCTGAATCGTTCTGTGGAGAGCCGCAACCTTCAACTCCTTCTCGACCTCTTCGATCATGTCACGAGAAAGAGTGTCCGGCCACCACCACGTAGCGTCGAAATCGCCTGACGAGTACGCGTCCTTGAACAGCTTGTTGCTCCTGAGCATCTTGTAACACTCAAGATCGGTCGGATGGCACCCGACGAGTACCGAAGTGATATATACGGTATCACTCATCTTCTGGAACTCGCGCGCATCATCAGCCTTACCCGCCGGACTCAGAAGAGCCTTCTGCAGAGGCTGTCCCTTGGCGCCACCGACGGCAACTGCATTCGCCATACTGAGATTGAATTGTCCTTTACGCAGAGAGGGCTGACCGCCGAGAGCCTTCATCTGTTGCTCAATAGCCGTTTTGACCAATTCATTGACCTGTGACTGGTCAGCCTGCGTCTTACGAAGCAGAGCTGCGTCATGGATCAATTTCTTGGCTATCTCCAAATTTTTCATGGGCCTTATCTCCTTTGTGTTAAACCGTTACATGTTCCAGTATGGCTCTCGGCCCTTTAAGTCGTTAGTCAGCGCTGATATGAGTGCCTTTCGCCGCCGCCGCAGCAGCTTTCGCCGCAGCTGCTGCGTCAGTCTCGCCCGAGGACTTGAGCATTTCGGTCATACCACCGAGGATCTCATCGACACTCCCCAGATCCTTTTCCACCTTTTCAAGACGATCTGCAAGAGTCTTCTCGACACTACCAATCTTGCCTTCCAAGCCCTTGATTTTGTCGAGCGCGTCCTGGAGATCCTTGTTGGCAGCGGGATAATTCTGGGGAACCTCTGCGGCCACATCTGTCAACAGTTTCTGGATCTCTTTGAGAGTATCCCGAACCTGCGCATCTTCGATCTTTGCGGCCACATCACCCAACGCCTTGATTGCCTTTGTGAGTTTTTCTTTCCAGTCCATAGCTTTCACGACCTCCATGCCAATGTTAAGGAACTCAAGCATTTCCGATACATTCGATTGGTCCTCATTCGTAGACTCAAAACTGTACCCTGCGTCCTGAAGCGATTTGGAAATATACGCGTTAAAAGTCTTAGCCTCAGAATTTGCGGGTACTGAAACCAAAGAAATTTCATACACCCTAAAACTCTTTATGACCCGAACCTGAGATTGTAGAGCCTTGTCATATTCATAAGCGAATTCATCGATTTCTCCACTGATAGAGAAACTGTTAATAATCTTCTCTACAACCTTACCCCAGATTTCATCTTCGGAATTACTGATGAGCACCTTCACCCAGATTTTGGCTTCGCGCACTGCAATGTCGAGAATCTTGCCAATGGGTCGATTCGGATCATGATTAAACAGAACAGTAGTATAGCTCTTAAGGTACTCTACTGCTTTCGCTAGAGCACTGGGTTCAATACGATCTCTCTGCTCGTCAACGTTACCTGCAACAATTGCATAACCTTCAACAATGCGTTTGATTTCAGCATTGCTTTGATCAGACTCAGGAACTTCCTGAATCTTCTCGATATGAAGGCTTGCCTCAAACTTGACAGGCTTCAAGAGCTTCTTGAGTTGTACTTTAGGCATAATTTACCCCCTGTTGGAGTTATCCAATCTCCGCGGCTTCAAGAGTTGTGAATTCCTCCACGATACAGGTTCCCGCTCCGGAGAAATCAATTGCTAGGCACTCCACATTCTGATTAACAGCGAGAATAATGGGATCATCGATGTTTCCCATTCCGTCAACGACCGCAGGTGTGTTAGACTCACTACGGAAATAAATATCAATGGTGATACCCCCCGACACATCCGAAATCTTGAGATATCTGGTATTGAAAAAGTCGGAGAGATACATCACTTCAACTTCAGCCCCACTAGCAGTCACCGTATGAGCAGTTGTCTTGGGATTGTAATACGGCTCGGCCGAGATGGCTGTTACCAACTCACTGATTCGTTCAACGCTCGCAAAACAGCTCGAAGTTCCACCCGTAAGGGTAGTACCTGTCACGAAATCGTTGCTATTGCGACCAACAAGATCCAAGAGATCAGGATTTGTCCTAACTCTCAAAATCTTCCCAGTCGCTGTAGGAGATCCAGCACTGACAGTTTCACCTACCTGGAAAGCGGTTGATATTGCAGAAACCTCAAGAGTGGTTTCCATCAAGATCTTGTCAGTCGTCTTCTGTTGACCCGGAAGAAAGGCAATCCCCATAACAACCAAACGTTCGGACCTGTTGTTTTTGTAAGTAGGCATAATGAAAGTCCTCCTTAAATGCCAACCAAATGAAAACTATGAGACATCATGCATAAAAGGTTCTACGTCACAAGCACGCAGAACCTCTACAGGTCTCCTCTCTTTAAGAAATATTGATCCTAAATCAGATAAAACGCACAGGCACTCAAATCAACCCAAACTAAACTTCCATATACCAGCATCACGCGTCGCTGTAAAAGATCTATCCTTCAAAGTTCCATCTTTAAATTCTAATTGCCAAACATCACGGGATATCTCATTCAAACTAAAAGTACCTGATCCAACAATCTTCGTCTCGGCTGCTAACTTTTTATTTGGATTGAGCTCATGACCAGGGGGCAAAGTTCCCTCAAAATTAACTTCATCTTGGGTAATATTAATTCGTAACCATCCTGCGAATGAATCATAGTTAACAGGATTCTGCGTTAAAATAAACTGATCCCATTCCTGATCTTTTTGGAAATACAAATCATAAAATTCCGCAGATGATCCCAATCTGATAACTATGGGCCCCCGCCACCAGCGTCGCTTCAAGATATAACTTGACTCAGCTGCCTTTTCCAAAACAAAGCTACTTGCACGTTTGAAAACAACCTTATCACTATAGTCCAACTCGACTTCATGTCCTTTAATTTTATCTCTCAGCTCATCAAGCATAGCTTGCATCTTCTGTGAAGAGGATGCTTCCCAATATCTCAAGGAAGCAGGGATTTGTTTCTTGACCGAAGCAGGTAAAGTCGATACTCCTACAGGAGAATATTTCTTTTTCAGCCTTGCCCGCGCAGATAATATATATGGTTCATTCGTTTTTGGTTTAACTAGAAGCCAAACAAAAGGCATTTCACGCCCAGGCTCCTCCGAAGGAGGAAGTATCTTATGCAGAGATTTGCCAAGACGATCTACTTCGAAGTCATGCATAGAAATCGTTCCATTATCAAAAATAATTTCGTTATTCTCAACAGTAAACTTGTCAGGTTCATCAGTGAAAGGTTCTAACAAATTCGATATCGGAATTGATGCTTGCTGTAATTCAGGACCTGAGAGAAGTCTAAACAACATTCGGAGACCCCCATCAGGCCATTTATCATTATACACAAAATACTCGTGAAAGTAAACTTCTCGATAGCCATATGCTAACTGTCCTTGCGATGCAATGACAAATACTCCAGGCCATTTTGAAGTGGCTCCCGTCCCACCAACTTCGGAAACGCCCTCTACTGAAAGCCAATTTTCTGGCTCCGATTGTTTGAGTGCAACCTGAAGACTGGCAAATCGAATCTCTCCACCTGCAATTCGACGTCGTTGAAAAATACCTTTGATAGCATCAAACTTCCAATTATCAGACTGTTTTAAAACTTTACGCCCTTGTGCTACATTTAGAATTGGGGTCTTAATCTTTCCCTCAACCTGATTCATGATAGTATAACCAATCAAAGTATCTGAAATAGACTGGATACGGAAATCAATATGAGCAGTCTTCCCTCTGAAATGTTCTTGCATAACATACTTGCAAGGTTTTGCTTCTGGAGGATATTGCATGAAAGCATCAGTAGCCTTAGAAATGAAAACTCCTATACCTTTCTGCACAATCAGTCCAGACTCTTCCCCTATCCTTAACAATGTAGAAACAGTATCAGGTTCCTCATCATGCTGTTGCACAGTTCTATTCTCATAAACATTGGGCGCATAAATACCAAAATAGATTTTATCCTGTTCATGATATACAAAAACATTGCTAAATCTAACTGTAATTATATCACCTACCTTTGCTTGGACATTCGTGTTAAATGTCTTGGCACAACGCAAGTAATTCTGTCCACCATATTCCTCAACCTTATTCTGAACAACAGTATCACGCTCAGACACCAAAACCTTAATACCTATCCAATACTGAAACGTTTGTTTTGACCCTGCAATTTGACGTTTCTGTAATACAACAAAATGAGCTTCTGCCCATTTCTTAAACTTAATCATCTCATTGGCACTCTTGTTTAGGGAAAATTTAAACCCATTCCAAATCTTAAGAACGGCGCCCTCGCTTTCTCTTGGTCGTACTACCTGTTGCACTGCACTCTGTAAAGCAGCTTTCGCTTTAACTATGAAGGTTGGCGCAAGATTGAAACCGGGTTGCAAATTGGTTATGAGTGATTGAGAAATCTTGAACTCTTTCTCGAGAAGCCCATATCTCACATTATACGGCTCACCATGCAAATCCTTTCCATCAAACCACACACAATCGAAAAAGCTTATACACAACGTAGAATCATTAGGAGGAGTTTGTGCATTCAAATATCCTGAGACTTGTTCACGACCAGAATGAACACCATGAGACCATCCTTCCAATTCACCAATTAGAATATATGACTTATCAGAAAAAAGTTTCTCTGAAAGCTTAATGAGGCCAGGTACACGATTCGTAACCGTAGATCCATTATCCGTAAAAATTGTAAACTTCCCATGAGTATCCCGGTGAAACTCGATATTATCACCATCATACTTCTTTTGAATAGCTATCTCAGGAAATGTATGATACTTTCTTTCAAGAAGATCAACATATTCCATAAGTTGTGTGACTGAATATACTTCAGCCTCTCGATAACTAACTATAGAAACTGATGTCTTTGGAACCCAGAAGAAGTGTCCAGGACCTAAAAGTTCATTGGTTTTAGCTTGCGCGTCAGCTTCACGCACATTGTTCTCTTTGTCCATCTACAGTCTCCTGAATAACATTATACCACCGATAAACATTATTTTGTATTAACCAAGAATTCAAAGTTTCTTGATAAGCGACTCTTGCCATCGATTTGTAATCTCCACTTTTCACAAGCTCAGTTAAAGTGGAGAGCCAATCTGAATCCTTATTTATTAAAATACCATTTTCACCATTTGTAATAATATTTGAATATGGTTCAAGATTCGGAGCCACCGTCACAGCACCCGTGATAGAATACTCTAAAAACTTCAACCAACTTCTACATTTATCGAAAATATTGTCAAATACATATGCGAGACCGATATCAAGCTCAAGAGAAGCCAATGCATTGATAAAAGACTCAGGAGAAGCCGGTAAAATCGTTGTTGCGTACAAACTCAATTCTGGGCACGGTAATCCCATAACAATTAATTCAATCTTGGGGCAGATCGCATTCAATCGAATTAAAATAGGAGTTAAAATCTTAAGATGCTCAACATGAGATACACTTCCACAAAACCCGATTTTTATTCTACGCTTCGGCAACTGCGGAATGATTTCAGGAATCTCTACAAAATTAGGAATAACACATACATTTGAATTGAATTGCGATAAGATTACTCTAAGAGGATCAGAAGTGGTAATTACAGCATTACTCATACGAATAAAGTTTTCTATTTTATGTAGCGTGTCAAGTTGATATATTTTATGAGAATCTATAGTTGATGGAATAGACCATAAATTGTCATCTAATTCAAAAATGATTCTCGTACCCTGCTTTTTTAACTGTAGACACCAAACAAGAATATGATCTCTCCATTGACGTTGTATTATTAAAACATCGAAGGGATCTTTAATCAACCTGAAATCATCATAGTGCATAACTTCAAGATCATCATATCGACTCTGTTGTAAATACTTCGCAGGCAACTTTGTACGATAATACCCAGATCCTCCAGTATCTGCGGATAAGAAACATACCTTCAATTTACGCATTAGGAACGTCCTTCAAATGGACTACCTTTTCTAATTTGCCATATTTTTGCATTAACACAGCAAACTGATCTATTACGTGTTGAACCGTTATGCGCTTCATGCATTCATAATCACGTTTACAAATAACTGTAACTCCAGAAGGGTATGAAACATGTCTACAACCTTGACATGCAACAGATGAAATTACATGCTCAATCATTGCATCTGAACAACTAACATATTGAGGAGAAGTGCATCCATATAGAACTAAACAGGGGGTGTCAACAGCCTGAGATACATGAGCGGTTAATCCTTCAGCTCCTATGAATCCTGCAGCACGACAAATCACAGCAGACGTTTGCGATATGCTTAATTTATTGATAAGATCTATTTGTGCAATCCCTTTCAGATTGCGTGTTTTAGAAATGCCTACAGACACAACTGTGATGTTGTGTTTCCTTAATTCTTCAGTAACTCCAGCCCAATTCTCAATAGTCCACTGTTTTCCTTGCCATGTATCACTAACATCAACTACTATATAAGAGTTAAATTTGGGGGGAAGATACCTCTCAATAAATTTGAAGTCGTCTTTCAACAAAGTAACCTTTGCTCTCTTCCTTAATACTTTTACTTTTGCTACACGAGCATACACATCAATAATATGCTCATTAAATCTCCTCTCATAAGAACTGTCCAGATTAATGAACTCATCACATTGAAATGGAAGATCAGGAGGGATTAGATAATCAATCTGAGAATTTCTTGCTATAGTCTCAGGACATTGTGTAGAAAAACAAATTACTGATTCAGGCTCTCTTTTCTTAATTGCTTCAATAATTGGAGTAGTTAAGAGAACATCTCCATGAGATCCTTTGCGTTGTATAATATACGTTTTACCAAACCTTTTACGGAGAAGATAACTTGTCCATCGACGTCGAAAGATCTGCTCATTAACAAAATGGATTCCTGGTATATCAAGTGTTTCAGCTACAGCAGAAGAAGTCTTTGCACGATAGTGAACCCAATCAAGAGGTACAGTCTTTAACTTGAAGCCTGCCTTCCTTATTCGAATTCCTAAGTCTGAGTCTTCATAATATCCTAGTCTATAAGCCTCGTCGAATGGACCAAACTTACGCGCTAGCTTAGTTCGCATCATTAAACATGACCCTTCACAGTAATCAGGATCATTTACTTTCTCGGGGTTGAATACTCCTTGTGCATCTGGTGTTAACGAATTACAAACTCCATTTGATGGCCCTACTAATGCAACATTAGATTCATCGAACAGAGGATACAGTTTTTCAGCCCAGAATTCAAAAAATTCAATGTCGTTATTTAAAACAGCAAAAAACTGGCCTTGAGCACGACGTGAAGCTATATTGTGTGCTTTACCAAATCCTACATTCAACTTGTGTCTAATGAGAACCGCATTCTCGTGAGCCTGAACAAACTCACTTAGAAATTGAGCTGTCTCATCGCCTGATCCATTATCTGTTATAATCAATTCAAAGTCTATAGTAAATGCATACAACGACTCAAAAAAAGTTTGAGTGATCTCCTTCTGATTCATTACTGCAACAGAAACAGAAAGTTTAGGCACCCTTCACTCCACATAAGAACACACCACTTTCACCGGTTTCATCAATACAAACAATATTCGCTAAACCTTTACATAGTAATTCAAAAGATTCTTTTGTAAAGCGCCAATAATCATGAGGATATTCATGCTTCTCAAAATGAATTCCTCTAGCAGTTAAAACGAAAGAACCACCTATCTTTAACACTCTTATCATTTCAGGAATGCTTTCCCAGAAACAATCATCGTGCTCCAGCATTTCTAGGCATGTCACATTATCGAATAAATTACTAACGAAAGGAAGATGATTTGCCTTCGCAACTATATCAACATTTTTCCCAAGGCGCATGTCAAGACCAATATAGTTTATAAAAAAATCACGAACACTTCCATTGACATCCATACTTCCAACATCAAGTGTTCGGCCTTGTAAATTTAGTTTTTGTACAAATTCTAAGACTTGAGGAGTCATCTTTGACCTGGAAGGCGGCCGATAATCATTTCTTGTTTTCCTGTCTTGGAGTCTTCGACAAGAAATCTTGTCTTGCCACAACACGATCTTACAATCTTACGTATTATAACCTGGCGACTCTGATGCCAAATTTTTTTGCCTATCATAGAATTATACATTGATTCATCCAAATAAGTAATAAACTTTGATTAGGTGATTTCATTCCTATTCCTTTAATAGGTATTACTTCCTGTGAAGGTGCAAACGGAATGGATAACTCCTCAGCAAATCTTGCCTTTGGAATTTCAGCTCCTATTGCCTTGCCTGTAACATTAGGTGTAAACTTTATCCAGCAGGTAGGTACATTCTTAAACACAATACATTGTGTATAATTACTAGTCTCAACTTCTTCTGTCAAACCCCCCAAATCAAAAAGATGACTTCTAGTAGTGCGGGGAACTCCTGTAGGTGCATCAGTATAAGAATAACTAAAAGGGAACAATGCCTTCAGAACATCTATTGACCATTCTGTAGCGTTCAATTCAAATGTTAAAGTAGCTGATTCATATGCAGATTCAACTACTACACCATCATTGACACGATCACGATACTGAAAATTGAGAGTAATATTAGCTTCTGATGACGCGAAAGCTTCAGAGAAGGTGGCACCATCATCAATCGAAATCTCTACTTTAGCAGGCCCAATTTGAAGTATCAAACGGCTAACTCCAACACTAAATCATACAGAGGAATATTATGTGATAAAGGCCCTAAACCTATATCAGCCGAAAAATGTAAATTATGCCCCTCTGGGTGTTCTAGAGTCAGAGTAGATACTACATGTTGATAAAACCAATCAGGAAGGCCACTACGAATCAAAATATCTGCATCTACTAATGAAATCCTGCTTTCAACAACACCTCCAACCAGATAAACAAATGGTCGGCTAATCCAATATAAAGGAGGAAAAGCTGAATCAGTATAAGACAATATCAATGAATCAACTACTCTATGATTAACCAAATCAAGATCAAAAACACTATCAGGATCTTCTGGCAGATCGGGCAACTCAGAACCTGTTGTTCTCCGAAGCAACTTGACTAAAATCGCAACACGCAAAGAGCCCATAATTCCTTTTACAATATAAATAGATCCTTTCTTAAAAGTAACCGCACCTGAAACAAGAGTAATCTTATCAGGAAAACCTTGAAGGACCTTCTCTAGAGAAATAAACTCAGGATCCTCATCTACCATCATAGAAAAGCTTTTAAACTGAGATACCCAATCAGCATCCAATTCATCCCAAATAGGATGATGGCCCATTTTATTAGTAACAATGTCATGAGTATTAATCAACTGTTCCTCAGGTTTCGTCAAACCCATCCTCATTTTAACCGCAATCCAAATGTCATGCAATGAAGCATGCCACCCCACATTTGTATTAGGAATACTCTGGCCCAATATTGCTTCAGCATTAGAGTAATCAGAATACATTGAACTTTCAATTTTAGGATATGCTAAATCAATTCTATCAATACCCTCACCAGGAGAATGATGCAGCCCCCTTCTAATGAATTCCAAGTATACTTTTTGATGGGCTCTTAACAAATCCTGACGAGCATTAACATCCTCTTTTGGCGCATTCATAAACCATTGATGTAAACGGAGGTGCCCTTCCAGAAGTTCTTTATCACTAACCTTACCTAAGGCTGCATTCAAAAGATCATCTAAAGTCATCTTTATATTAATCTCCTATATCACCAGGGTCCTGCTGAGTCCCTTCAGCAGCGCTGCCTGCGTCTGCTCCTGTACTAGAATCTCCTCCCTCACTAGCAGCAGCCCTTTTTCTTCTCTCCGCATCTACTTCACTCTTATATTTGTCACCTATTTTATCATCTGGAGTTAAACCTAACAAATTTCGAGCTTCATCCAAAGTCATAAGATCTAGCGTATATAATCTAGCCACCACTCGAGAATTCGCACTAAGCTTCACAATATTTATGGGTGCAACCGAAGTGTCAAAGACGGCTTCACGATCACGATCAAATCGATTCATTATATCTTTGTCAACAGTCATTGCAATTTTACGTAAACGAGGTGCAATGATCGAATCAAAGAACATCGACTGAGCTACTCGAGCGGAGGCATAATTTGCAACTCCCGGAATCCCTAACAACGTAGGAGGAACTCCTGACGACACTGTAATTTCATCGCGAACCTTATCCTCGATGGCAGAATAATCTAACTCGGACATTATTGTGCCAGCTTTTTCAAAAGACATCCCATCTTCGAGAATTGCAACAGAAAATTTATTCGCAGCGCCTTGATGCCGCTCCAGCCACCGTTTACGTAAACGTTCATAAGTAGGATCAGAAAGAATACGGTCTGTCTTCAAAACAACACTAGGGGTAGCATCATTATCAAAGAATTTTTCACCATATGTTTTCAGTTTGTCTTCTAATCTGGCTTGACGCATCATCACCATTACTGGAGCCCAGCCCCAAAATTCACTCTGAGGATCAACATACTTAAAGTGTATAATCTCATTGGGCGCAAAGTGAGTATCTTTCCCATTTACCGAATAAACATATTCCTTGACAAGATTGCGTGCATCAGGTATAATCGTCATCGAGGTAGGATCAAGAGGATAAATCGCGAGAAGTTTATTTCCCTGGACTACCATTTCCCAAAATGCATTCCCTACAATCTCTAAATGTAAAAAAAGACGCTCCATCAATTCCATCTGAGTCATAAATGGATTAGGATACTTTAAAACTATTCCTACTTCAGTAGTCTCAGTAGGAGAAATAATACGTTTAGTTGATCGATCACGAACACGTAAAGGCACAGCAACACAAGACTGCACAATCATGTTAACAGAAGAAAAGATCCAGGAATTTCTCTTATACAAAGTAAAAAGATTGGGGAATTGAGCCGGTGAAGGATAATCAGACAAAGTTTCCTTGATGATTTTACTTTGTGGAATCTGTTCAGGAGTACGTCGTGGAAAGAATTTTACTTCAACTAGCTTACCAAGAGTACTCTGCCAAACCTTCGTAACAGTATTCGACATTACAAGCGCTCCAAATTTATTTCAGGCTTCTGAGGGGTTTGAGCGAAATACATGGAGAGAAATTGATCAATCGCTTCCGCCCCTGCGACTTTTATAAGACGGTTACCAGCTTCGATGATAACCATCACAATACCATGCTCCTCTAATAAATTGAACGCTCTATGCTTCTTCGCAACCTGTATACAAGTCTTATGTTCCTTCTTGTTTAAACCTAATACGTAAAGAGTAGAATCTACAGGCAAAACTAAGTTTTTCACATCACCAAGATGTTTCTCATCAGTAAAGATACACATTGTGACAGACTTCATAAATGACTCCTTACATGAATCTTATATTAGGCTCACGATAAGAAGCTCTTAACGAGTAAAACTCAGAATCAATAGCGTCTCCTGTAGTCTCTGGAAATATATACATTTCTTCTAATAGAGGTTGACACATTCCCTCCACAAAAAACAAAGATCCAGAACCAATGAGGTTTAATACATAATCAAATCGGGCTTCTTTAGACTCAAAACTCTTAACGGGTTTAACTGAATATGGAAAATCATCCTCGGCTAAATATTCTAAAAAATCCGACTGCTGTGAATGAGCTTCAACCGCAACAAGCAACGGATTATATCTATTATGCATAGTTTTAACCCACTCTTTCTTGTCATTGAGAGTGGGGTGTTTGATCTTAATGACCTCAAGAGTAATAAACTTACCTGTCTCCATATGCTTTCCAGTAGCACTTATACTGAAGGAAGCTTTTTTCGCATCAGGTAATGTACCGCTTCCTCTAGAGGCTAAGTCGACACCTAACACAATATCAACCACCTTATCTTTTATTGACATGGGTACTATTGAGTCTCGGAGTTTAGCTATATACTGTTTATTTTGTTCGGCTAATACAATGCCTGCTGCGCATTGATACTGCAACTGAAAAACATCTTCACCATAATCTGATCTTATTTGAAGTAAATCCTCTTCCGGAAATCTCTCAGGCCAAAAAGACCTTGCAATATCCTGTGAAAGTAATTCCTCATCTAGGGCAGGAGTTCTTGAAATTTTCCACCCACCAGATGATTGAGCGATCTCATACAATTTTCCATACATATCATCCCAATGATATCGAGTACCAATAACGTGACCACGACCTCTCAACTTGTCTAATGCAGGGATAGCCGTTAAACGAAACCAATCCCATGTCTGTGTCCGTAAAGTGGCAGATTTCCTATGTCGTATTGTAACTAAATCGTCGAAGTAAGCCTCCTCAAAGTGAAAACCCGTAAAATCCGTTCCAACACCTAAAGCCCAAATAGTAGGTTCGGGATATATCGACTTACGAATAAATTCTAATGATTCACCCGACCAACGACGAATCTCTCTAGGATTAATTACATCACTAAAACAATACCTAACAACAGGACTACTTTGACATATACGCTGAATTCTTGAAACTTGACCCGCAGCTAACTTACTCGTTGCTGAAATAATAGCATAACGTTTCTCAGGGTTCTCTAAAGCATCATGAAGGACTCGGCCTACAGTATGAAAGGTCGAATTATGAGTTACAAATCCATTTGCAATATAATGTGAATTGGTGACATTACAATCAAAAAATGTAACAGGCCCATCTAGAAGAACTTCCTTTATCTCCTCAATACATGCAAAGCAGCAAAAATCCGAATTAACTTGAACAGGTGAAGGTGCAAAATCTGTCTGTTCATCCACCAAGAAGGCAATCTTATCCCGATCAAGCTTTGATCGATTTCTTAGACAAGACCCCTTCATAAGGGTTAACGCGGAAGTTGAATCTGGTTTAATAAGACCATGATAAAATTTCATTACTTGTAATTTATTATAAAGAAATGAATGAGCTTCTTTTAATTCATCATGCTTATAATGATCGTCGATAACAGCAAGAAGCCTAGAAAAAGATTTGGTATTCATCTTTAGAACGTTCTCATCTAGAATCTTCTTCGACGAAAATGTGTTCGCAAGAATAAGCTTCAACTTTTCTTTTGATTTAACAGATAATAAAGGATTGAATATAGGGGGTCGAGCGAGGAATACAAGATGAGATGTTTTACTTAACTTTTGCGTCTCAACAACGTCAAAGGAATCCTGAACCACATCATAACAAAAAACTTTATGTTCAGGGGAAAGATAGACCCAAAAGTCAAAAGGAGGCCCAACCTTTACACGAAAAACTCTTTTGACATCTCGTTCACCTCTAACCTGAACACGTGAAGATAAGCTCTTAAAGACTGAAGAAATCTCTTGATTACGTTTCAAAGAAAAAAGATAGGAGACAGAATCATCAGAAGGGATAAGAGTTAACGGGTGAGCACACTTTAAAGAATCACGAGGACCTAAAAGGAGGGTTCTTGAATTTTGAGCTCCAAAGCGAAACCAATCACGGTGAAATTCCTGATAGAAATCACAGTTGAGGACAACACGAAAATAAAAATCCTCATCATTGAGAGTCAACCTTCGAACTTCATCACGAATCTCAGGATCTCGAAGATCGTATTCCGTTCTACCGAACAGATAAGGTGATATAGACTCAAGACTTGGGAATGAGAAACGAATGTTGTGCCCCTTTCATACTTCGGAATGTCTAGTGAGAAGAATAATCGAAGTACCAG